TAGATACATTCTTTAGAAACAGTATTTTCAGAAAGCAAGACAAGTTTTTCTTAATTGATAATGATAAAACATTTTCAAAGAACTACGATAATGTTACAGTGATTTCAAATGCCTCATCAAAATCATTTGCCGAGAATATGAACTTTATTCTCAAGCAAGCAATTATGGATGGTGCTGATTTTGTTGGACTGAATAATGATATTATCTTTACAAAAAACTGGAATCAAAATTTAGGAGACTTAAATTCAGTTTCTATTCCTTTATGTAATCAACATTTACAAGGTGATTGGATAAGGAGTGAAATGGAACTTGAAGAATTTATTGGGAAAGAAGAATTATTAAATCAAATTGCTTCTCAAATTATATCTCAATCGCAGAATGTAGCACCAAATCTAATCAAAGCATTCTATTGTTTTTATGTTCCTTATGAAGTCAGTTCAAAGGTTGGTTTATTGGATGAAGAGTTTGGAAAAGGTGGTGGTGAAGATATTGATTATGGATTAAGAGCAGAACAACTTGGATTTGAAACAAAGTTTAATCATCAGTCTTATCTTCTTCATTTTTCTCATAGAACTTTAGAGCACGAAACTAAAGAAGAAAAAGATAAAAGAACAGAGCAGTTATACTTGCACTTCTGTAAAAAGTGGGGTAAGGAAGTTGCTGATAGAAGATTGTCTCTTGCAGTAACGCAGAGGTTTTCTTGATAAATACAAACAACACTATTAGTTAAATTGGATAAGTATGTCTAACAATTATGAAGCAATTGCACTTGCAACATCTAAAGAAGTTTTAGGTGATGATAATGAGTTTATGCTCAAAGTTCTTCAAGAGGCAACTCGTTGGGAGCAAAGTGAAACTGAACTCGCACAAGGTCGTTCAGATTTCCAGATTGAAAAGTTTATCATTCACGATAATTTCACAATTCCATCAGCATTTAAGGCAGCACTTGTCAATCGTAGAAGTGTAGCAGAGGGTCTTTTACAACAAGTCATTGATGCAAAAAGAGCAGCAAGAGAATTTCATTACAAGTGGGACGGAAAAGATAAGACACAACCAATTTGGTGGAAAACAAGACAAGGTGGTGAAGAATTATCTTGGTATGATATTGATGAGTTTCATTTTCATCGTATGCTTGAGGGTTTGAATCGTGGATTCAAAGCTTGTGTAGAAGAACTTGAGTGCTTTGATAAACTCATTAATCGTTTGGTTGAACTGAATGGTGGTAAGTTAATTACCAGAGAACAATATAATGAAGACCAACCAAACTATTGGGAACGCAGACTTGCGAATCAATCACTTGATGATTTACTTGCCGCAAGAACTGGGGTAAATGCTGGTAATATTCGTTCAATGAGAAGAGCAAGTGCTCCTACGGTTCTTACAGATGATGTCAATCGTACCAAAGGAACGTTTGGTGATCCTAATAATCCTATGGATTTCCTGAATAGTCTTCAGCAATCAGTTGCTGCTGGTATTGAGGAGATTACTGGTATGGATCAACAACTTCTTCGTGGTGTTGAAGAACAAGAGCAAAAACAAATTCCTCAGTCATTATTCAATCCAGACCTTAAGATAGAGTAATTTTCAAATGCCTCAAGTTTTTATAGGGGATGTTTTTGGATTAAACACTGTTTATGACGATCAAGTTTTAAACATAGAACAAAGAAATTTTATAAATTGGCCCGAAAGTGCGACTTATGGATATTTTGGGGGTGGATATGGTATTAATACAATTACAAGACTTGATTTTTCTAATGAAACTATAAGTAGTCCTGGAAATAATTTTCCGGCAACAGTATTTAAAACATCAGGAGCTTCAAGTAGTTTTTATGGATATTTCGGTGGTGGGTTTTCCCCACCAGCAGCAGGCAGAAGTGACATTACAAAATTTGATTTTTCTAATGAAACTGTAAGTAATAGTCCAACAAGAATTTTACCGCAAGGAAGGGGCGCCCTGGCGGCAACTTCAAGTAGTTATTATGCGTATTTTGGTGGTGGCAGCGTTTATCCCAGTTATTATAATACAATCACAAGACTTGATTATTCAATTGAAACTGTAAGTAATCCTGGAAAGAATTTATCAATAGCTAGAGACAATTTGGGGGGAGTTTCAAGTAGTTCTTATGGGTATTTTGGTGGTGGATATACTTATAGTCCCCCAACTGGACAGGTCAATTACTGTACAATTGATCGTATAGATTTTTCTAACGAAATTACATCTACACCGGGAAAAAATTTACCAATATCAAGATCTAAGATGGGGGCAGTTTCAAATACTTCTTATGGATATTTTGTCGCTGGTCAACCGAACACAAGTTCCAGCTCTCGCCTTGATTTTTCAAATGAGACCTTTAGTCAACCAAATAAAAATAGTTCTTCAGCTCCTTATGATTTTGGTGGATTGTCAAGTGGTTTGTATGGATATTTCGGTGGTGGGTTTCCCCCAACAAATTTAATAACAAGACTTGATTATTCTACAGAAAATGGAAGTAATCCGGGAAAAAATTTACCTCAAGCAGCTCAGGGTAATCAGGGACTTTCAGGAGGTCAATCAATCTTTAGAACTTCGACTATTTCTTCGGGATATTTTGCTGGTGGATCTCAATCTCCTTCAGCATATAGATCATCAATTTTAAAAATGGATTTTTCGACTGAAGTACTATCCGAGAATCCTACAAGAAATTTTATATCAGCAAGAAGATTATCTGCTGCAGCTGCAAATAATTTTTATGGATATTTTGCCGGGGGTAGTACCGCACCACCGGCATTATATTTTTCTACAGTTGTAAAACTTGATTTTTCTAATGATACTGTAAATGAAGATCCAACAAGAAATTTACCAACTTCTGTTCTTTCTGGTATGGAGGGGTCATATGGTTTATCAAGTAATTCTTATGGATATTTTGGTGGTGGTATAAATGTTTTATCGCGGACAAGTCAAATATTTAGACTTGATTTTTCAACGGACATATTGAACAATAGTTCCTTAATAAATTTACCAGAAGGTAGATCTTACGGTGCAACGGTGACATCTGGTTTATATGGATATTTTGGAGGTGGGACTATATCTCCAAATGTTGTTTATATTTCCAACATTACAAGACTTGATTTTTCAAACGAAACTGTAAGTAATCCTACAAATAATTTCTCTATTATCAAAGGATTTGTCGGATCATCTTCAAACAATTCTTATGGATATTTTGCTGGTGGACTATCTATTCCACCTCCAGGAAATCAACTTTCTTCAATTACAAGACTTGATTTTTCATCAGATGTGATAAGTGACAGTCCATCCAGAAATTTGCCGGTAGCGACAAGTTCTGGATCGGGAACTTCAAATAATTTGTATGGATATTTTTCTGGAGGAGTTAATCCAACACCATCAATTATAAGTACTATTGTAAGAATTGATTTTTCAACAGAAACTATTGGATTACCTGGAAAAAATTTGCCCACTGTATTGCAATATATGACAGGAATATCTGGTTCATCTGCATTTACCGATACAGTATCGGCCGCTCCCGCCCCCGCTCCTACCCCCTCCGGCGCATACTCAATTGTTTCTGGAACTAAGTCTCCAGTCCATGGAACTGGGGCGGGAACTTATGTTTTGAGTGGATGGACTGGATTACAAAATTCGAGTGTGGATGATTCTTTTGTTTCTGTACCATTGGCATTTAGTACATGGACAATTAATAGTACAGCATATTCTACTGCTTATGTTGGATCAAACACTTATATAACTTTTGGTAGTGGTTCAACTGTTTTTTCTGGATTAAGTGCCTCAAATCCATCTCTTAATAAATTTATGCTTGGTGCTGCAGATAACTCTTATCAAAGAGTGCAATATTTTAGCAAAACAACTGGAGGGCAGGGATATACAAGAATTCGATATGAAGGAACGGCTGGCACTTCAGGAATCGTAGGTTCTCCTAATATTGTTTATGAATGTACATTTTTTGACCCAAGTCTATTCGGTGGAAAAAATGTAATTGAGCTTTTAGTTGGTAGTCATAACCGAACAACTGGACAGTTTGGTGTTGCTAATGGAAGTGCATATTACGCATCAGGAACCATAGCAGCATTTGCAAGTTATGTGTTTGAAGGAAATAGTACGGGAACCTCATGGACAATATGGACAGGTTATAACGTTTCCGGAACAGATTATTGATTTTATAATAAATAAAAACATCTACAGTATTCTACTATGAATGATATTCTTGCGAATGTTTTGATTCAACCCAAAGTCGTTACACCAGAAGGGTTGAAGTTTTTAACGGATCATATGAGAAAATCTCATAAAGAACAAATGGCCGTTTTTGATGCTGAAAATAGTGATAAGACCAGAGAAAGACAATCAAAAATTGACTTATCGGCAAGAAATGTAAAGTGTGCTGATTTACTTCCAGTATTTCCACAAGTTAAAGAGTTGCTTGATAATGTGGTAAAAAATGTAATCAATCCTTTTTATGGATTTGAAGTGAGAGATAGTGAAGAACCACAACTACTTTGCTATGAACCAGGAGGACACTATAAACCTCACAATGACTCAGAAGGTTTGTGGACAAACCCAGATGGAACTCAAATTTGGAAGAAGACAATAGATCGTGATGTATCTACTGTTCTTTTTCTAAATGATGACTTTGAAGGTGGATATTTTTCTTTTCCGGACTTGAGAATTAAAATTAAACCAGAACCAGGTCTTCTTGTTTGCTTTCCATCCTCAAGGTGGTATACACATATGGTAGAACCTGTAACTTCTGGAAATCGTTATACTCTTGTATCGTGGATGAGAGTCAAAGGATTTAAAACAAAAGATGAGATGGATAAAGAAATTGCCGATAAATATAACATAGAGGTTTATTAAAGATGTCTCAACTTCTGAAGCACTATTGGATTAATCGTGAAACTGGTGGATGGGCAACAGATACACCTTATGGTTTAATGATGCCTAATATTGAGAGATTGGAAGTTAAGTATGATTTATTTACTGAAAATAATATAAAATATTGCTTGTCCACTATTCCTGAGTATTTTGAATATGAGGTCACAGTTTCTCAAGAGCAACTAACTGAATATCAAAACAATCCAAATATTACAGTAGTTAGTTTCACAGAAAAACAAGTTGAAGTTCCTAATCGTCCTGGCTTAGAATCAACTGGAGAAACAATAACAAAAACTGTTTATGATGTTTTTTTTAAAAAAAGAAATATTATTCAAGAGTCTGAAGGTGAAGGTCTTAAAATTATCACTCAACAGGAATGGGATACTGAAATTGAAGAATTTGATAATCGTCAGCAAGAAAAAAGATATGACATTTTAAGAGAAATTCGTGATAAAATACTTGAAATTACTGATTGGATGGCAATTAA